TAACACCAGTATTAGTATCCTTGGGTCCCTGTAAAAGGGAGCACTGCTAGAGTGAAATCCAAGTTTGAAAAAGTTTTCTAAGGGGGAAAGTTATATCCTATTCACAAATAAGATTATGAGTAAAAAAAGAAAAGAAACGTTTGCTGAAAAAGCAAGGAGAGCACGTATGATGCGTCCTATAAAAGGTGAGTATTATGAAGGTCAACCTAAAGGTAGTCATTCTACACATTTAATGGCAGATGATAATAAACTTGAAGCTTGGCCTAGTATAACAAATAAAAAAGAAGGTTATGAAGGTTATGTACCACAAAGTCGAGAAGAAGCTGAAGAAGCTGGTGAGTTATTTAAATTTGATACTAGAGAAGAAATGATTGACTTTGCTAGAGAAGGAAAGTGGAAGTTAAAGTTAATATCAGATCTACATAAAGATATGAAACAAGAGAATTTTCTAGAGAAACCTACAGAAAAACCTTTTGAAGAATAAAAAACTATAAAAAATATTTGTTTATAAAGAAATAGTTTATATATTTGTCCCAAAAATATATAGACATGAAATTTAAACCAAACGGATCGTGGGTTGTCCTTCCAGACCCAACAATTACAGAAACTGAATCAGGTATTATACTAGATGAAGCATCATCTATAGCAAACGCTAAGAGATCTAATATATTAGAGGTATTAGCTATTGGAGATATGTGTACATTTGTCAAAGTTGGGGACACCGTTATGGTAGATCCTAGAACAGAGGCTGTAAAGACTAGTATTGAAAATAAAGATTACCTTATTGTAGGAGAACATCAGTTATTAGGGAAATGGTAAAAGGATCTGTCACTATATCTATTGAAGATTTTCAAGCTTTTTTAGAATCCGCAGAAAAATTCAAACGATCAGAAGGTAAATTAAATATTGCTCGTAAAGAGTTACAAGTATTTTTATCTTTTCTAGCTTCTAGATCAGATATAGAAAAATATGTAGAAGAGTTTAATAGACAATCTAAAACCTCAACTATAGTATTTGAAGGAGCCCAAGCTATAATAAAAATAAAAGATGATTAAAAAAGTATTAAGAAAATATAAGTTCTTACATTATTTAGGTTTACATAATAAAGATTGTAAACGTAGATTATTCACAACAAAGAATAAATATATATGTATAAGAACAGGAAATAAAATTAAAATATGAGTTTAAGATTAGTATTAAAAAAACAAGGAACTGTAAGAGGTCGTAGATGGATCATTAAAAGAAATTCTGATGATAGTATTAAGGAAGTTAAATGTATCTTTAAACCTGAAGAATATGAAAAGACTAAAAAAGCTAGACCTATGTTTGGGGATAGAAAATTAATAATAGAATTAGATAAAGAATATGAAAAAAAGAAAGATAACAGTTAGTATTGATAGTACATATAAGTATATTCAATTATGGAATGGTATTTTTGATTTAACTAATAAAGAGTTAATTATTCTTTCTACTTTTATAGATGTTAATGATATTACAGAGGAAACAAATATATGTAGTGTTAGAAATAAAAAAGAAGTAGCAAGGATAGTAGGTATTAAAGATTATAATACATTAAATAACTATATTAAAAAATTTAAAGATAAAGGAGCTATAATAAAGAAAGATACTTTATATACTATTAATCCATTCTTAAATCCAGATACGGATATAGTGGAAATAACAATTAAGAAATAAAAATGTTTCCAGGATTAGTATTAACATATTTCAGTATAGATATATATGAAATTTTAGTCGTACAAAATCCTAATGGAAATTTGATAACAATAAAAATAGAAGAATATGAGCCATGAAGAGCAAAAATCTCCGAGTATATTTCAGATGATGAAATCATTCACTAAGGATTTAACTAAATATATAAAAGAAGGAGCTCCTAATGTAACACCAGAGTCGTATGCTATGAGATTAGATATATGTAATGGATGTGAATATCTTAAAAAGCAATCAATGAGATGTGGGGCGTGCGGATGTTTACTTGAACATAAAGCTAAATGGAAAACAGCAGAGTGTCCAAAAGATAAATGGCCCTTAGAACAGAATTCAGGTGGCAAGGGATAAGAAAATAATAATATATTTTTTAGCTAATAAATATGATTTACCTTTAAGCAAGATTGAGCAAATAATAAATCATCAGTTTAAATATATAGAAAAAATAATGAAAGAAGGAAAATTTGAAACTATACGTTTACCATATTTTGGTAAGTTTTCAGTTAACCCAAAAAGAGTAGAATATATAAATAAAAAAAAGGATGGGAAATGATAATATAGAAATAATTAAACTTCGTATGGATGAAATTCATTGTTCTTATCTTAAAACTGCATATCCTGATATAAAAACAAAATTAGAGGATAAAATAAACAAGGAAAAGTGTGGAGATGATTATCCATGGGATGAATTAGAAAGATCTTTAAGAACACATGGAATGCTTACTCCTTTAGATATTGATATAACTGAAGATAATAAATATATAATTAGAGATGGAAGGCATAGATATTTAGTTTGGTCCTACATACATGATTATAAAAATCCGTATGTTAATTTACGTCTAAGACGTTTAATAAAGCCTAAAGATCTTATAAATCCTACTAAAACTTTAAGAGCACAAAAAGAAAATATTAAAAGATTAACAGATAAAAGACAAAAAGAATTAAAAAATAAAACATATGGACCTGATACAAATAGATAATAATAAAGGAATTCCTAGTCCATATACTTTATCTATAAAAGAATTTAAAGATTTAAAGGCGGATGAGTTAGCTTATGTATATTTTATGGTTGATCATAAATCACCTTTTTCAATATATGAATGGGAGCAACGTCAAATAGAAGTAAAAAATAGTATATTTGGTGAAAAAAAGAAATGGAAACCTTCTACAAAAGTACTTACAGCTTGTGATAAATATGAACAATTAATTGAAACCTCAGCAGTAAGATTATTAAAAGCTGCAAAATCATCTATAGTAAAACTAGAAAAATACTTTAGAGATATAGATTTACATTTAATGGATGATCATGGTAAACCTATATTTCACGCAAAAGACTTAATAGCTAACTTATCTAATATGGGGAAAGTTGTAGATGGGTTAAGCAGATTAGAAGAGATAGTTAAAAAAGAAGAACAAGCCGCCAATACAAATAGAGGTGGAATTGAAGTAAATAAATATAGTATGTAATGGATTTTTTAGAAGATATGGAACTCTATAATAGAGCAATGAGAAACGCTTATCAGATTATAACTAAACGTAAAACCTTAGATGATATTTATTATGATTTAGAAGAAGGTAGAATAGACACTTTACCTTTACCGTTTGATCCTTTAGTAGAGGATGGGAGAACTGAAGATATAATAGATATAGTTATAGAATATTTCACAAGCACAGAAGAATATGAGAAGTGCGCTGAATTAGTTAAAATTAAAAATAAATGTTTAAAGAAACCGATAGAGTCAGACGAGCAGCGCTTTCTTTTATAGAGAAGGGACATTATACACCAGCACTTCCAGGAACAAAAGACTATTATGATTTTTGGGACGAGGAGCGTAAAAGGTGTTTATATGGATATACTGTAGATGGTCTTCATGTTACGGGATTTCATTATTTTTATTTAAATTATTGTCCTATTGATAGGGCTGTAGATGAAGAATTACCAGATGGTACTATTCAATCTAAACGTGAAAGAACATTTCCTAGATTTTATGATGGTGATTGGGAGTATTTTCAAGAGATAGATAAGGCAAGAATGGATAATAAACACATGATTGTACTTAAAGCAAGGAGAAAAGGTTATTCATATAAAGCAGGATCTATGTTAGCCCGTAATTATTTCTTTGTTAAGAATAGTAAAAACTTTGTATTTGCTTCACAAAAAGAATATCTTATTGGAGATGGTCTTTTATCTAAAGCTTGGGAATTCTTATCTTTTATAGATGATCATACAGCATGGTCACAACCACGTCTTAGAGATCGTGAGATGCATAAAATGTCTGGTTATAAAAAGAAAGTAAACGGTTTAGAGATTGAGATGGGTATGAAGTCTCAAATAATGGGGGTGTCATTAAAAGATAATCCAGATAAAGTGAGGGGAAAGGCGGGTGAACTAGTTTTCTTTGAGGAAGCTGGATCATTCCCTGGACTCCTTAAAGCTTGGGAAGTAACAATGCCTACTATGAGACAAGGTGCAAAAACATTAGGATTAATGATTGCATTTGGTACAGGTGGTACAGAAGGAGCTGACTTTGAGGCAATGGAGGAGATATTCTATAATCCAGAAGCATATGATTGTATGGATTATGATAATGTATGGGATGAAGGAGCAATGGGAAGTAAGTGTGGTTATTTCATTCCAATACAAAAAAATTTAGATGGATTTATAGATAATGAAGGAAATTCTTTAGCTCAGGTAGCTATTGAATATGAAACAAAAATGAGGGATAAAAAGAAGGGTGCTGCAGATGCTAAATCACTAGACCAATATATAGCCGAGCACCCTTTCTCTCCTCAAGAAGCAACTTTACAAGTAACAGCTAATTTATTTGATGTAGCAACTTTACAGGAACAATATAATAATATAAAAGCAAATAATTTACATTCTATTGGGACAGTAGGTAATTTATATCATGATAGTAAAGGTGAAATTAAGTTTAAAATAAATGGAGATTTAAAACAAGTATTAAAGTTTCCACATAGAAAAGATGATGATACTACAGGAGCAGTAGTTATATATGAGTCTCCATATAAAAATCAAAAGCAACAAGTTCCTATGAATATGTATGTAATTTGTCATGACCCTTATGGGCAAAATCAATCAGCTGATAGTTCTTCTTTAGGAGCTGCTTACGTATTAAAACGACCAAATAATTTATCTCAACCAGATGATATTATAGTTGCATCTTATGTAGGAAGGCCTAAGACTCAAGATGATTATAATAGAAATTTATTTTTATTAGCAGATTATTATGGATGTAAGATAGGATTTGAGAATGACCGAGGTGAGGTTATAGCATACGCGAAAAGATATAGGAAGTTACATAAACTTCAAGAAGAATTTGAAATGTTAGATAAAAGAGAACTTAGAAGTAAAACAGTAAAACGTCAATATGGTATGCATATGACAGAAGCTAGAAAGCGTCAAGGAGAAATATATATACGTGATTGGTTAAATTCTGTAAGAAGAACAGATGAAAATGGAAAACAATTACTAAATTTGCACAAAATATATGATCCTGGATTGTTAATGGAGTTAATTAAATTTAATCATGCAGGTAACTTTGACCGTGTAATGGCGTTAATGATTGGTATGTATCATACCAGAGAATTATATAATTCAGAAGTAAAAGATATATTAGAAGACAGATCGTCTGATAAATGGTTTGATAAAAATTATTATTAATATGGAAAAATGTAAAGATAAAGAACCTTATAACCCTCTACCGGAGTACTTAGCAATAGGACCATCAGACAT